TTCTAACCATGTGTTGGAACACTTAGCCATTAAATATGATGTTAAAATTGCTATAACAATTAAAAATTCTACAACCAATCGTGATTCTTTAATGATAATTAATGATAATGCTAAAAATGAAATTGCACTACAATTTGAACATCAACATTTTTCATTGAAAGGCGGCTCACGACATAAATTTCCAGCTCTTATTGAGTTTATTAACAACAATGCATTGGTTGCCGAAGATTATAATAAGAATGACAATAGACCTAAGGCCATAATTGAGTTGTCTGCCGCTCCCGGTTTTCTTTTAGAACAATTAGCTCTTCATTTTTCTAATAATAATGTTAAAATTATAGGCATGCATTACACCAAAGGTATACCGCTTAAAAAGAAAACTGATCATCTGTCGTATGAGATCATTGGATATGATTCTTTTAGATCATTATTTGAACAACTTAAAATACTAGCACGTAAATACAACATTGTATTAATGATATCCGACGCCGCTAAAAGCGTTGGTTCCGAATTGATCGTTGATGAAATGGTCGACAATGTTGCTAAATTATATTCTAGTACTTTTTCACCGATTTTCTTATGCAAGACTTTTGGTAACCCGGTTAGATTATGGGAATTCGCTGTAAATTTTGAGAAAATAGATAGATTTACACAACAATCATCAACAGAGATTTACTATCTATTGTCTAAATATTCATCAACAAAACAACACGATATTTATGATTTATATGATCGATATAAACAAGAAGAGACTATTCATAAATATAAATTTGATGAGAAACGTCTATCCAAGTTTGCTAATGCTTTCTTTAAGAACTTTGAAAGTGTTTATCCTGGATACAAAAAATTAGCATCTAATATTAAAAACTCATTTACATGTATAACTGGCTTTGCATCTGCTAGTAAAACCACGAAAACTGTCAACAAATTTAAAGAGTTAGAATTGAATAGTGGAATCAATTTCGTTTTTGTTTCACCTACTAAAGAGTTAGCAAATCACCATACTAGGCTTGGCATACAATCATATACTATGCATAATATTTTTAGCATTAATAAAGATCCACATTTTATTATAATAGATGAATTGTCTCAATTTTGTGTAGAATATGTAGCCTTAATTCAATTAAGATTCCCATCATCTTCAATTTATGCTATAGGTGATGTTGAACAAACTCCATCTATGATGGTTGAGGGTTGTACCACATTTAAGGAATTGGGTGTTATTAATAATCTTTGGGATGTCTATAAAATACCTCAGGATATAACTAAATTGTTAAATAACAAACATAAATTCTATATGCGTTCGCATTCTGATGTAGAACAAGGATTAAAGTTTTGTAGAACACCTTTAGATGATATTTATAAGAACAATCCAAAACAAAAATTTATCTGTTTTAACAACTCAACATGTCTAAATTTGCGTGCCAAGAAATTAAATGCTTCGACTATAACAACATATACTGGTAGTCGTGATCATACTGTCTTTTTTGTTGTTGATGGAGCCGCTGTTTCGTCGCAACTATTAAATAAACCTGCTTATATATACACAGCTATGACACGTGCAACACATCAATTGGTTTTATATGGAGAAGACTCCCAAATTATTAAGCAATATTATCATATCATAGGTACTGGAATCACTGCACTACAAGAGATTAATGGTGCTTTATTGTTAAGTGATAGGAAAGGCGAAGTTCAGCAATTATCTGAGATATCTGATGTTTCTAGTGTTGTTGCTGGTATTATCCCTTCTAGTGACATTGTTACTACAAATGTTTCATCTGATGTTGCTTCAACATTTATAGATGATGTCGTAAAACCGGTCAACAATCCAG